CTAAACACGGTCACGATATTTATTCTGTGCCTTTGTTTACTCAAGAGTTCTGTGACACTATGTTGGATGAAATAGAAAATATGAAACAACATCTGGCTTTTGAACCTAACACAGATGAAGATGAACTGAGGCAGATACCAGAAATAGTACTGCACGAAAAAGCACCAGAACTATTTAACTCGATGCTTGGCGTAGTTTTCAATGTCATGAACCCTATCTTCATGTCAATATGGCAACGTTACTGTAATGCTGCCGCAACTATACAGATTGCGAACTATAACGTAAAAGACAAAAAGCAAGGTGCGTGGCACCATGACCAGACCGCTGATATTAGTATGGTTGTACCGTTAAACACTGGAGATTATAAAGGCGGAGGAACTGAGTTTCATAGTCGTACTACTGTAGAACCGTTACCCAGTGGTCACGCTTTATTCTTTCCTAGTTTTACACACATGCACCGTGGCTTACCAGTCGAGGAAGACGGTGACCGTTATTTACTTGTGTTTTGGTTGTACGGTGGAAGTAATGAATAATCCTTTACACTGAGTTAAAAGTAAAGTAGAGTTTAATTTTAAATAAATAAAAGGTGATGAATGTTTGACAAAGATTATAGAAAAGTTATATGGCAAGACATAGAACTTATAAATAAATTTGCAGAAAAGAATGGATACAACCGTCAGGTTGATATAGATAAACTTAAAGTAGATCTAAAAAACGCAATAGAATCAATGGGTTACGAAGATTTTGACTCAATAGTTTTTGTAGCCAGTGCACTTTTATTACATCAACATAAAAGTGGAGAAGAGTGTGAACCACACATGAGAATTAGTATATTTCTACCAGACCTTGGCTCAGCTATAATTGACTGTGACCTTGATATCTGGAGATCATTAGAAACTATCGACAAAGATTTAATACCAAGTATACATTAATTTATGAAAATATCCTCGTTTGAAAAAGGTGAGCCTATACCTGAAATCATGCCTCGTAATAATAAGTACAACTTACATCTTATGGAAGTAGGTCAACACTTTACCGTAGAAGACTACTGGGACTCCGACGCAGTACAAAAGCTCAGGGTTGCTATATCTAATTACGGTAGAAGAAATAATAAAAAGTTTGTCACTCGTAAAATAGAAGACGAAGGTGATTATAAACTTCGTGTGTGGAGGGAGTTTTGAGTAAGAAGCTAACCCCTAAACAAGAAAAGTTTGCACAAAACGTCGCAAAAGGTATGAAGAAAAAAGACGCTGCAAAAGATGCTGGCTACAGTGAGAAAAATGCAGCACGTGCTGGTACTATGTTAACCAGTGACGCTAACCCCATAGTCAAAGACCGCATACACGAACTGCAAACAAAAGCAGCAGATAAAGCTGAACTCACGCTGGGTAACCATTTAGTAGACCTCAAGGAGATACGTGATGGGGCTATGCGTAATGGTGCGTGGTCTGCTGCAGTAACTGCCGAAGTGGCAAGAGGTAAAGCAGCAGGTCTTTATGTAAATCGCAGTGAGCTTACTGTGAACAGAGTTGATAGCATGTCAAAAGAAGAAGTGCTAGAGCGTATGCAACAACTCTACTACGAAACAGGTGGCATCCTACCTCAAGGCAAGGTTATAGAAGGTGAGTACGAAGAACACTGACCGTTGCCTATCTTCCTAAACTTATACTTTACTTTCCTTTACTTCTAACCTATGCTTTAAGGGTTAATTAAGTATAGGAGATTTTTATGGAAGAATTTGAATACTGTAACGGTGAAACGTACGAGCAAAACTTTAATAGATGGTACGGTATGAACTGTAAGGAGAGGAAAGACCATAACGAGGAGATATACTCTAAACAAGAAGGTCTTGAAGTTTTTAAGAAAATGCATCGTGGTTCGTTAGCACATACTATACGGATCAATGCTAAAGGTTTACTAGAGGATGTCCTCGTTAAAGAATAAGTTTTTAGTGGGGTGGGAGCCTCCTACGAGCCACGGTATCTCCAGGTGGCGCAATCTAGATAAAATGTGTGTGACGCTGTGGATCCCGCTCCTGGGGGATTTGAAAGTTTACCCCATATTCATAAAAGACTCAGCTAATTTTATCACTGGAGACTTTCCTCATGGGTAGAAGTTGTGTATATTGTGGGGATGAGCTCCCTCTAAACAGACAGACAAAACAGTACTGCTCAGATTATTGTCAAAAACAAGATCTCTACGCTAAAAACAGAGACCCACACAGCGTTGGTGCTACAGGTTGGCGGGAAGGCTTACTTAAAAGAGATGGCTTACCTATGATGTCTGTAGAACAACACATACTTGAATTAGCAGAAGAACACGAGGAAGATAAATTTATAGTTGAAGACCCTTTTGAACTTGCCTTAATCATAGCTGAAGAATTACCCACAGCTCGTTATTCAAACGGAAGCGTTTATCAAAGTGAGGGTTTTAGTCATGGGTTTCCGTTTGTACTGAATAACCGCAAGAATCCTAACCATTGAAATAATTCTAAGGTAAGCTAAAAGCCGTTTAATATATAAAGGAGAAAATATGCCGAATCATTGTTATAATGTACTTACTGTCACATCACCTGACCGTGGCGACTTAGCTAAAATCAAAGAACACCTAAAAGGTGCAGAAACTGATTTTGATTTCAATAAACTTGTCCCCATGCCTCCAGAGGTACAGGACTTCAACGTCTTACATGCTGAGGGTAAAGAATACTATTATTCTCAAAAAGCGTGGGAGGAAAGTAAACAAGACTCTATTATGCCTACCGTTGAGTGGATAAAGGAGAACCATGTTGATGACTTCACCGTCCGTAGACTTAAAGTTGAGTACGGTAGTGCGTGGTGGTACGATTGGTCTATTAACCACTGGGGCACTAAATGGAACGCTTACGACGTAGAGGTTGGGTTAAACAATAATACGTTGGTTTATCATTTTACTACTGCTTGGGCAGAGCCGAGACCTGTTATCAGTGCTTTGATGCAGTATTTAGCTCAGCCTGGATTTGACCAAGACTTAGAGATGCGCTGGAGCTTCAAAGAAGAGCTAGAGCATTTTCAAGGTGTTATAACTTTAGATGATGAAATTTAAAGTTATCAGCTTTGACAATATACAAGAAGCTAAAACGTTCTTAGATGTGTACTTCCCTCACCGAGAAAAAGAAGGTGAGGGATTGTACTTAATTGATGGTAATCAGGCTATCGTTGTGAGTGGTAAAAATGTACTTTTTATTTACCAATCGTCCTAGTGATGGGTTTAGTTCTAAGTAAACTAGATAAGGTAAATTAATTATAGGAGAAATTATGTCAACAAGAAGTAATATCATAATACAAAACGAAGACGGTTTAGTTCACTCAATTTATTGTCATTACGATGGTTATATAGAACATAACGGTAAAATTCTTTTAGAAAACTACACCTCTCGTGATGAGGTCGTACGTTTAATAAGTCTAGGGAATATCAGGTCTCTCAAGCCTACCGTTGAGGAGATGACTGAGAGTGAGGATTACCAAATATATGATGATCCGTTTCAAACCCATAAAAGTCTTCGTGCTTATATGGATCAGGTCGATACGTTGTTTATAGAGTTTATTTATATGTGGCACGTGCGTAAACAAAAGTGGCTGGTTAGTGAGAGTAAGTCTGTAGACGTAGCTGATGGTTTTCACCACACTATGTTTTATCACTCACGTTTTACTGATTTACAGGTAACTGAAGAAGACGTTTGTGAGTGCGGTGAGTTAATTGAAGACTGCCCAGATGCCTATGCACATATCACCTCAGGAGCTTAGTATGGAGAAGCATACATTCAGTGAAGCTGTAGAAATATTCAAGAACCGTGTGCCAGATAAGTATGACAAGACACCTGTTGAAGACTTGTCTGATTTACGCATGGGTGGTTGGATAATTCGTGACGCTAACAATATGGTTATAGGTTGGGTGGGGCATCGTGGTGACGTCACGGTATATAACTATGAAGATCGCCCTCTTAAAACTTATTTAGAATAACCTGATCATGTATTTACTTTACTTTACTTCTAACTATAATAGAGTGTATAAGTTAGTAATTACGCTGACTTTAAGAAAGGAGAAACGGCAATGCCTAAATCTACTACTGCCAAAAAAGCTAGTCCTAAGGCGACTGCACCTAAGTCTAAATCAGCTAAACGTCCTTTAGCAGATATAGCAGCCAGCACTACTAAAAAGGTAAACGCTGGTGGTCTTGACCTCAAAGCTGTCCTTAAAAATAATAAGGATAAAGTGGCGAGAGTACCCCATAATGCAGAGAGGCATTTATCCCTAGACGGTAAAACAGTTGA